ATCCGTCAAGGCCAACGAATGTAGTAGCAGCCGTTCTCGATAGCACAGTGCCACCGGCACCTTCTACCCAGCCACCGGATACGTTAGTACATGTCAGCATGGAGTCAGCGGACTGTGCAGCATCGAAATCGACGTTGTTGACCAGCACGTTTGTACCACCGGTCGCACGAATCGCGTTACCTACAGCATTCGTCTGACCACCGTTCATACCATTCTGTGCCGGATACCATGATGCGCCGCCATCACGTGTCTGCCAGCAACCTGCACGGCCAGCAATCACCACAGTGGCGTCGTCAAACGGATCTACTCGGATCATGGACACATCATGCGCTACACCGTTGAGCACATTGTTACGTGCAGCAAGCCAATATGCCCGACCTGTAGCAACAGCGCCATCACCAGTCTGAAACTCAACAAACTTCACTGCAGCACCACTAGCAGGCCACGACCACGTATTGGACGTATCGCGCTTAGCTACACTGTGGCCTGCAGTCTGCCCGGAAGAGCTATTGTCATACGGTGTTGCTCCACCGCCGCCGACTGTACCGGCAGTCTGCCCGGCGTACACGTTACCAGCAGCGTCCGCATCAACCGAACATACGAGGTTGTCAGTGAAAGTGCCACTGATCTTCGTCCACGTGAAATCAGTACCAGGGCCATTGAGCACCACTGTGTACACGCCATCATAGCCACATGCTGCATAGAGCACTCCATCCTTACCACGATGAATCTCATATACACGCGTGACTGGCGAGGGCAGTGACAGCAATGAAGCTGTCGTGTTAGCCGGTGTTGCTCCTGACCAGTTAGCAGCAGTCGTCTTGACAAGATACACATTCGTCGCCTGTGGGGCGGAAGGCGTAGCCGTATCATGATCGGCATTGATGACAACCATATGTGTTGCATCAAGCACTTCCACGAACAGACGGTTTTGATCGAGAATTTGAGCACTTGTCAGCAGGTTTACCGGCGTACTTGAAATAGCTGCCATCTTTGCTGTTACACCGATCGCAGTAGATGTGTTTGCGTACATGTGCAAACCACTACGTGTCAAGGTGAAGATGTATTCATTGTCGCCAGCCGCAAGGTAACTATCGATCAATTGACCACATGCGCGACGTGCCCAGTTGTTGGCATTGTTGCCCCCAGCCAGCCCAAGCGCAAAGTTAGTAGATCCGTCAAGCGTAAGTGCTCGTTGATCGCCAGGCAGGCCGTAGTACAAACCACCGCCTGTTTGGTTAGCACCGCAACCATAGAACCGTACACCGGCTGTACCAGCACGTTTGGAGAAGAAACACGCTCGCCCATGTTGTGGGTTGGTAGGCGCAGTAGACCCGGCAGTCATGCCACCCATTGCGCCCTTCCAGTTATTGCCCTTGTCAAATGTGACGCGAATACCCCATGTGTCACCACCCATTGCGTACTGACCACGGATCTGTGGATCGAGTGCAGTGCTCTCATTAAATCCACCACCGGTATCAGCACCATAACGACCGACATACACATCAACTGTGGTACCACCACCGCCCCCACCGCTCGCTGCAGGATCGTCAGACGCCGCCCACAGGAGGATTCCAGTACGAGCCGGAACAGTAATGGACGTGCTACCGACGTTAGATCCGTCGATGCGGTTATAGTCAGCGCGAGGGAGTGTATAGGTGATGCTGTTTGATGCTGTATTCAGCAATGCAAACCCACGCTTGTAGCGCCGACCATAGAGGTTACCCGATGTACCAGCAACGAGCTTGAAGTCGTTGATTAGTGTCGGTGGCGTTGTATCCATCGGCGTACTCAGGTTCTTAGCAAACGCTGTACCGTGGTTTGTGGCTGAGTCTTGGAAACAATTGAAGTCCCAATACAACTGACCAAGATCGAGAATGTAGTACGCAGCCGCTACGTACTCTCGCCATGCCTGCTCAGTAGCGCCACCGTGTGTAATACCGGTAGAGCCGGTGAGGATCTGTGTCAACGGAAAACAGTTCTTACCAGCTTTCTGTGTATCCATGATCCGCTGACCATGTGTAGTCCATTTAGACTGCAGTGTGGTCGATGAGTATGCAGCAAGTGTACCGTCAGTGGGCTGTCGCAATGCGTTCTCAAGCATTGCACCATCACCATAGTCATACGTGCCAGCGTTGGTAACCAATCCGTTCGGATCAACCTCAAAGCCTGCAGCATGGATGAACGTCTGTACCGTGGCATATGCTGTTTTCAGTTTAGCGAACCACGTGGTACTTGTTTCTACATTGTGCGATGTAGGATCAAGCTGACCGTTCAACGACTGAGTACCCAATGAATCAGCGAACGTGTTTGTGTACTCAGCGTGTGACTTAATGAGGTTTAGTAACCAATGCTTATGGAAGTCGATGAATCCAGCGTACGTAGCATTGACTGTACCAGCGTCACCACTTGTATCTTTCCACGATGACGTGGACTGCGGATTCATGATCCAGATAGTTGTACCAAATGTTGAGTTGACACGATTAGCCTTAGCGAATGGTACAGCACTATGTGTATACCAATCCTCCGGAAAATCCGTAGGCAGACCGTTATCAGTAGACGTACCCTGATACATGATGCCTTTAGCATACGGCCCAAAGTCACACGCCGGGTTTGCTGCTTTCATGCCAGTAAGGAACCCCGTAGGTGCTTGCCAGATGAAATCATTTGCTAATGCGAACGTATTGGCAGCCGCCTGTGTTGCAGGAGCAGTGTATTCCTGCATAGCAGCGCACCTACGAAGTAGTCCTTGCCCTGACGCTATATGCTGCATTTATCGAGCCAATCCAAAGATAGGTACTGGAAGCGAACCGGACGAAGCTGCTACTGCATCGGCGTAACCAAGAATCGTCTTTGTTGCTGGGAACGTTACACCACCGGACGATGACTGTAGGAAGATGTTGGGAATCGATACCTGATTACCTCTTGATCCGTTACCTGTCTCATCAATGTCACCGCTCATACCCCAGAAGTAGAACGGATTTACGTTAGCTGAGGTAGAGATACCAAACACGTTCCAGTAATAGCCGGGATCGAACACTGTGGATGGCATAGTGATTACATCATGGTTACGCGAGTTTGCAGTTACGCCAAGTGCCTGTGCGTTAGCATTGAAGATGACTCGACCGGATGCATCACAAACAGCGGCCATGTACTGTGATCCGGCAGCCAATGCGTTTGCATCAACACGGTAATTGAGAATCAACTTCGTTGCAGTGATTTGTCGATCAAGCCATACAAGACCTGCAGATTGCCGACCACTGTAGACACTGTATGGAACCGTACGAGCGCCCACAGGGATGCCAGGATGCGGCTGGAAGCACACAACGTCAGCAAAGGTGTCATTACCGACAACAAGCGGAGAAACACCACCCTTAGATGCAAACCTACGTCGGTCACGAATTACACCGGCAGACAGCGTTGACGCACCACCTGTAACGAGAATGTCGGCCAGTAGCAACAAACTCTTGGACGGTGGAGATGCCAGCGTTGTCAAGCTAGCTGCTGCAGCATCGCGGTTTTGGTTCAGATCGGCAGTAGCCTGTGGTACTCCTTCAAGTACCTCTAATCGACCCTCGGACAATCCAGATCCATCATGTGGATCATCAAACACTCGTAACACAACCTGATCGATACGACTGTTACCTGCCGGTGGCGCAGCATTCACAGTGATGTTATACGTAGCAGAGCTACCATATGCGTAATACATGCCTTGGTTGGTAACATTCTGTCCCTTGACGAATGCTTCACCGCCACTGATAGTGATACCCATACCAGCATTGAAGGCTACGGCGAAATCTGATCTACGTAGAACACCGGGTGCTCCATCTTCACCAGCACTAAGAGGCCGACGTGCTGATAGAGCATCGGGGATACCGTCTGCATTCATCCACAGAGGGTCAGGCGTGATTTTGACGAATGGGTTAGCCATGAGTCTCCTTACAACATATAAGCGTCATGCCAATAGAGTATTACGTTGCTTGGGGCAGACGCTCTATCTGCTGTGAATCGGAACGTATTATCCCCAGGCTCTAGTGTCCAGAATGATGAATCAGATGTGATGGTGCCATAAAAGTTACCACCTGCGCTACTTAGCGCCACTCGCTGTTTGAAGTCAACTGTTACGCTATCGCCACCGTTCAAGATCAAACCATCGAACCGTAGTGTTTCGTTCTTATCAAGGTTTGTCAGTCGTGGGTTAGTGACCGGCCCTGTTATGACAGCACGGGGGTACGTTGTAATGTTACCACTGTTGGTAGCAAGGCCGTCAGAGCCGGACGATGCAGAGAAGTCCACAGGGAACACAAGCGGGAACGGTGCCCCTGTGGTGACGGTCGGAGCGGGTAGCACTGCCGACCGTTGTGTGGCACTGTAGATAACCGGGTCAAACGATTTGAATGCCACCATGTAATCAGTGAGTGCATAATTTGGCACTGCCATAGGTAGTTCAGGGTATCCATCAAGAGTGCAGTATGACTGCAGTAGTGGGCCAATACCATCAAACTGCATGTCAAGTCGTAGTGGTGCACGAATCGCACTACGTGGCGGAATGATAAGTGCATTGTGTAGATCCAAACGACGTTGCATGTATGCACCAGCATTATCGCCCAGCAACTGCCCTTCTGCATGGAAAATACGACGACCGTAGTATGTGTTAGTTTCATACAATCCATGTTCAAGCGGACGCTCACGATCCTCACCACGCATGTCTACGTCCATTGTCCAAACTTGCATGGGACAATTATCATCATTGAACATGAATGATGCACCATTGATTACATTGACTACGTTTACTGAATTTATCATATGTTCCGGTGCTTGAGTCGGAAGTTAGCTTTAGCCATTGTAGTCTGCAGAGACTCGGAATGGTGGGCATTGATGGTCTGATTAATCGTCACCCCGCCGCCGCCAGCGCCCCGCTGGAAGCTTGCGAGGCCCGTGGGGGAGGTAACCCCTGGCATGGGGACAGTGAGGCCGTGAGCGCCCCGCTCCATGCCCAAGCGGAGGCCGTCGAGAATGTTCCGACCCTCTTGGGCGTACAGCTTTGACGGTGAGTGTGATTTGTTGTGCTTACGTGCATCGTGAATCAACGTATTCCACAGACGTTGGAAGTATCGAGTCAGTGCCGGTGCCTCTTGCTTTAGCCCTAGTAAAATACCTGCAGCTAGAGAACGACCATGTTCCGTCCACTTCATGCGCTGTTCATCGAATGCATCATGTGTAGCCTTATTTATATCTTTCTGTGACTTCTGATATAGCTTGAAGTATGCATTGAGTTGCTTCTTGGTCGCACCATTCATAGCAAGTAGCTCAGCGTTAGCTGATGGGCCAAGAGCACGTAGCTGATCGATCAATGCAGTAGGCGCACCCTTACGTGCAAGCATGTTGAGGTTATGATTGAATTGACGGAATTTATGTTCCTGATCTGCAAGATCCTTCGTCAAGTCATCGATATTGAGCTTAGCGCCCCAATCAAGCTTTGTCTGAATGGTGTCACCACTAAATAGGTCACCGAAGTTAGTCTGCGCTTGCTCCTTGGCTGTATCCCATGCATCCATCATAGTCTGTACAGCCGTATCCATTGCTTGCTTAAGTGCTGCCTTGACTTTTGTAGTGCCTGTGGCCTTACGAATCTCCTTGGCAATACCAGCAGGAATGTCAACATCTTTCCATCCCTTAAGTACACCGTCTGCCATCGGCTTACCAATTTCTTTGGCAGTCTTCTTAGAAGGCGATTTCACTTGTGCAGCAGACTTAGCTTGGTCGATAGCACGTAGCACGTCTGCACTCATCTGTGCTCCAAGTTGATCGCCTAGACCAGCAGCACCAAATAACACACCGGTCTTAGCAGCAGTGCCAAGTGTAGTAGCCTGTGCTGAAATACCAGCCTGATCCGGCTTAAACTGTGTGTTGATCTTAGGATGCGCTGTTATATTGCCAGTCTTACGTACAGCATCACCGGCTTGCTTGGCATGTTGAATAGCAGGCTTAGGATCAACGTCAATCTTAGCTTGCTGTGCTGTACCAATGCCCATAGCATGATGCAACTGTACTTTATCAGCACCGGACAAGCCCTTAGCCTCGACATTCAATTTTACAGTACGTTGATGTTTACCAATGTTCTCAACGTCACGATTGAATTGATGGACTTTCTTTGACGCATCATCAATCGACTTGCTATTGAGCAGAATCCTGATCTGCTTGGGTGTCAGCACCTTACCAAGAGACACCATCTTATTAGTGATAGCTTGAATTTGATCGGCAGTAGCTTTTGGAGCTACAGCTTTAATGTAATCACTGATAGCACCCTTTGTAGCGGCAAGCTGTTGTGAACCCTTTGTTAGATTTTGAATGGCCGTATTGACTTGATCGAGTGCATCCTTAGCTTTGAGCAAGTCCTGATAAGATGTAGCCGGTGTAGCATTCTCAATGAAACTCTGTAGACGTTGACGACGTGCCTCAAGCTGAGCACTGGATGAGGCAATATCTGCAGGGGTCTGTGCCAACGCCGCCGACGCACGGCCACGTAGATCCGTCAAGTGAGCCTTAGCCTTAGCGAATGCTGCGCTAGCGTCCTGTGCGGATTGCTTAGCACGATCCCAATTAATCTTCAACTGCTTAAGACCAAGCCGTTCATCGGTAGTTACCTTACCATCGGCATGTGCCTGTTTGACAGCCTGTGAGTATGCACGTGCCGATGTTGTAACATCAAGCTGTGCCTGAGCACGATCAAGACGTGCACTAGATACACCCTTAGCAGCATCGGCTAGTCCATTGAGTGCCTGCACTTCCCCTTGGATAGCAGTAGTGACTTGATGTGCCTTTTGTACCATCTCATCCTGTTGCTGCAGAAATGCGTTCTGTTGACCTACATGTCCGCCAAAGATGGAACGTAATACGATGAATGAACCAATTACTGCAGCAAGCCCTACAGCAAGCCAACCGCCAGCGCCGAGCGCCGGTGCCAACAAACCAATCGCACCAGCCAACGATTTGAATGTACCAACACCATTACCACGAAGCCGTGAAAATTCCATACCCATGATCCGTACGTTAGTAACCATGTTAGCAATGCCAGCGCCTAGACCTGCACCCGTACCACGCGCCCCAGCCACAGACGATGTAGCCTCGGCAGCAGCTACAGCCTCATACGCTGTGGCGACGTTCTTAAGCACACCGATCAATTTCTGCGCGGCAATACCAGCCCCGACCATGCCTACTGTGAAACCAGTAACACCTGACGTAACAAGGTCAAGCCAACCTTGCAAAATTGTCTCAACACCCATCAATGCAGACTTGACAATATCACCGAAGTTACCTACAGCCTCACCGGCTGCATTCCATAGATCGCCCCAATCACCACGTAGTAGTGCGTCAGCAATCATGAAGAAATCAGTGATAACAGCACCGATACTCTCCAATACACCAGCGATGCCTTCAACCCCGGACTGGACTGCACTCTTAACAGCAGGCCAGTATGATATTAACCGTGGTTTGATCTTATCCCAATTCTCAATGACCAACATCACCGCAACAGCAATGCCAGTAATAAGTCCAGCAATAGCAAGAAGCGGCCCTGCTTCAAGTGCACCGAAAATAAGTACAGCACCACCCAATGCTGATACCATCGTCAACACTACGCCTGTTACGCCAGCAATAGCTACGGTTAGTACAAGCAATCTACCAATGGTATCCTTAGTATTCTTGTCCATACCGTCAAGTGCCTTAGCTAACGCTTCCAACGGCTTGAGCAAATCACCAATGGTTGATAGCGCAGCCTGCCCTAACTCCAACCACAGGGACTTCAAGATGTTGAGTGACCGTGCCCATACAACACCAGCTGTCTTATTCATGGCGTCAAACGACTTCTTGAATTCGTTGTTGTCGCTTGTCGTCTTACGAAGAATATCCTGATAGCCACCGACATTGGTAATCAGTGTTGTGAATGCTCGCTGTCCCTGAATGGTGCCAGTAGTACCGGACAATGACTTGAAGAAGTTCTGTGCACTCTGTTGTCCTGTTGCCAGCTTCGGAAACTTCTTGTTGATTTCCCCAATGATTACATCAAGCTGCTTATAGTTACCGGCAGCGTCACGTACAGAGATACCATGCTTCTTCAAACCTTCAACCATCTTGGCCGAAGTTAACTGCTGCAACAATCGTGCATAACCTACAGATGCTTTTGATGCGCCTAGAGCACGTGTCAGGAATGCAACAGTACCAGCGAGGTTATTGAATGACTGACCAGTTTGATTAGCTGCCGGTGCTGTAGTCTGCAACGACGCTTGAAATTGCTGCATTGTGATACGACCGAAACGTACAGCAGCAAATGATCGGTTAAGTGCTGTTTCAACACCCTTGGCCGTTTGTGGTATCTCTTTGAAGTTAGACAACACAGATAGGACACCTTGTGTGGCATCCTTCGTGGAGAGACTACCAGCCACAGCGGCCTTATTGACCTGTACGAGAATGTCACGACCTTGTTTACCACTGACATTCAATGTCGAGAAAATATCGTACAGCGCCTGTGACATATCAGCAGATGCAGAGGGGAATTGCTGCATCTGCTTGATGATCGCATCCATGTTACGCTGAGCTTCAACACCGACTTTCTCAACGCTATTGGCGCTCTGAGTAGCTGCCAATGTCGCCTGGGTGTTTAGCTGTGCAGCACTGTTTGCAGCAAAACCAAGAGCCGCCGCTCCAACACCACCGATAAGTTGAAGCTGACGGCCCATAGACCCGAGTAGATGAACGCCGCTAGCTAGGCGTTCTGTTTTGAACGCCTTGACTTCCTGATTTAGAGCACGTTGCTTTTCTGCAGTTTGTGCAAGCTGTTGATTTGCTATCTGCACTTCACGACGTGCAGCAGCCATCTTCTCTGCCTGTACCTTGGAAGCCTCACCAGCTTGTAGCTCTGCAGCAGACAACTTGCCATACTGAGCAGTGATACCGCCTAGCTCTTGACGTAGTGCAGTTATCGTACCTTTCTGTGCAAGAATACGATCATTCACACTACCGTACGCACGATTCAAGCTATTTAGCTGCTTCGTCTGCGACTGTAGCTCATGTGCTTTATCACCTGCAGATAGATCAGACTTACGAATAGCACTGATATTCTTATATGTCTGATTCTGTCGCTGAATGATGCTTTCACGCTGCGCCTCAAGGTTCTTGAGTTGATCTGCAGCACGAATCTGACTAGCAAAATTACGTGTGGTACTGGATCGAAGCTGTGATTGACGTGCAATAGACTGTGCTGCCGCTTGCTGTTCTTTGATACCAGCTTGCGCTTCAAGTGCACGAAGCTTGGCAGTCCTATTCATCAATGTGTTTTCACGTCGCATACGCTCAAGGTTCAAGTTACCTTGACGCATACGTAAAGCTTCTTTGGTACCAAGTGAAGCAACGTCAGCACCGACCTTACGCAACACACCGGACGCCTGATTCTGCGCCCTGACGATCAAGAACAATTCACGTGCGCTAAGACTCATCCACCCATCCGTTGCTGCAATCGCTGCTTTGCTTCTGCGCGTAATCTCTCGCGCTCATCAAGATCATGCTGTACGTTGTACACTGTTTCTAGCCGTCGAATGTCTATCGGGTCTTGATCTAATAGCCCCCCTGCGCGTGGTAAGCAATGAAACTTATCGCACAGGGAGGCTATTTCAACCCAAGCCGATGCTGCTTGTACTACGTGTGGGTCTTGTCCTTCGACCGATCGTTTGGTGAGGATACACTCGACGGCCCATGAAAAGCCTTCTTATCCGACTCTTCCTCTTCACCGTTCAACTCATCCAAATATCGCTCAATTTCCTGACCGATCTTAGGATCAAGAGCGTAGATGGACATGTCGTTATTGAAATCAAGCTTGTTGCCGTTCTCATCCTCAAGATTATGGTCAACAATGCAGTGCTGAAACTCAAACTGACGTGACCAACGCTGCATAAGCGCAATGTCAACTTTGCTATCCTCGCCTCCCCGACCCGACATACTCATCTTACTAGCATTGTCACGTCGCTCAAGAAGGAGGCCGAAAGGTAGCTTCCTTAGCTCGACAAAACCGCCCGTAAGGCTCTTGAGTTCCTTACGTACCGTTTCCTGTGAAACAGTTGCTTTGGGCATGTTGCTCTCCTTAGCTTTCGCCCGTTTACGTGATAGTTGCCGCGCTCTTTACCGCGATCTGATATGCGTTACCACCAGCGATGGCAAGGCCACGCATAGTAGTACCGGCCATAACAAGATCCGGTGCAGATCCGAGGCCAACCGTGTATGTATCATACACGCTGTTGTAGACAATTGCCTGGAACGCATCCACAGTAGCCCCGGCGAATGTACCCTGAGCCGGAACCGACTCAAGCTTGATTGATCGCTTAACAACTGACTTGAAGTTATCGTACTCAGTACGACTTAGGAAATCAAGCTCAGTGTCAATCGTCAGATCGGTGAACCCGTAGCTAATGTACTGTGCAGCACGGGAGTTTGTAATACGGTTCTGTGGAGCCGGGTTATCATTGATATTGAGCGTAAACCCGTTGAACGTGAGGCTTGGCGTAGCAAATGCCGGTGAAGTACCGGCAGTATCCACATACACCGCATGAGCATCTGCACCGAACAGAACCGGTGTCTGCCACGTCGGCGTACCAAGACCGCCAGGCTGCTGTTCCGACAGGCCCATGATATCCATTGAATGACGAAGAACGCCATCCTCAATGGTGTATGCATGGTTACCGACGGTGCACCCCGCATAACCGAATCCAACACCGTTACGAATAACAGTGATGGAAGCAGTACGTCGGTTAGTTGCGCCAGTGACCGTATCACCAGCCACAGGAGCCGAGCCGGTCGCTGCCGGAGTGAATGTGTACGTGAATGGCCCTGCGCCAGTCTTAGCAGGAACCATACGCGAGATGTAAAGCCAGTAAGGCTCAAACTTACTGTCAACCTCATACGTTACGTTACCTTCAACGTGGTAGTATGAGTTCTTTGCATCGTTATCGATGGTCTGCTGTCTAATCGCCTGAGAGTAGTATTTATCCTCAGTGTAGACCAACGACTCGCTGAGAATCGGAATAAAGACCGTACCTGCCGTTGTCGGCGGAAGGTACGTTCCCGGCGAAGTCTCAAACGTCAATGCAAGATAACCACTTGCACCAATACCTGCGGGCATTAGCTATCACCCTCCTTGTCTGCGTCAACGGCATCCGGCGACGCGTTAGGCGCTGGAACCTGATTTGCCGGAAGCTTTGCATCGCTCGTACCGCTCACGTCTACATCTTCCGTGTCTTTGTAGTAATCCTTGACTTTCATGCCAGTGCGCGAGAAGAACCGGCCCTCATCCTCTTCGTTTAGGGTGATACTACCACCATTCTTGACCATCCCCACACCTGGGACTTCAAACTCACTGTCAGGGCCAAACCCTGGGTGCTTGATCGAAACCTTCAACGCCATCGTTACCCTCCAAACGGTGCTCGACTACGACCTATCCAAGCAAGTGATGTACTCACAACACCATTGCCTTTTGCCCGATTAATAACACCGGGTGTCTCGGATGCTACATATCCGTTTATCACATTGCTTCCAAGCGTGTAGTCAGTGTGAAGAAAGTCAACCACCGATTCCGCAAAGAGCATATCTTGTCGTGTACGTATCTTGTGACTGACAGACATGTCTGCATGAATGACAAAAATTGTGACTTGCAAAATGACTTCAAATGTACGAGTGGCAACATAATCACGTGTGATACCGCCAGCCATAACCACAGCAGCCGGATATGGCGCTGCAAAATCTTCGTCACCATACCAAACACTCTCAAGGCCAATCGTTGCCTTGTTAGTGTCAATAAGGTCATGTATGTAATCAAGTGCTTCACTGTTATGCGAGAACACCTAATACGTTCCCTGAATATTTGTTGGTACGAACATACCACCAGGGCCACGTAGCACTGCTCCACCCTGTGGACTAACTACGATACCGGCAGCATCGGACACAAACTGCTCAAATAGCTCAAAGATAACTTCACCGGCCTGCTCCGACAACCACAACCATTCACGCTGTGGTAGGGGGTTTGGCCCTTCAAAGAACCCACCATGCGTTTCACGCTCTGGCAAACCCATGTTATGTGCCAACATG